CATTAAATACAATAACTCATTTGGCCCGAAAGCCGAACAACTCATTGACCGAAGGGGCCCGCACTTGGGCTTCTAGTAGAACTTGGCGTTCCACTCTTCATCGATCGTTTCGTAGTCCAAAACGAGTGGCCTCCACATACTGACCGCGTTCGCACAGAGATCTTCTTCTCGCAATCGTTGCAGTCCGCAGTTGATTTTGGCCAACAGTCCATTGTAGTAATCAATACCATGGTGGTAAGCCTCGCGCAGGGCGGTGTTCAGGTTCACATAGGTTTGGTCTCGGTCTTGATCAGGTCCGTAAGTTCGTCGCATCCAATTGCACAGTTCTTCTATGCTCTTCTTGTCGATGGGTGCTAAGAAACGTCCTTGATACTCCGGGTGTCTTCGCCATTGTCGTTTGAGGTATGAGGCCTCTCCCACAAGCGAGATATAGTCTGGTTGTTCTCCACCCCTTTTCAGGGCATCGGTATAAACGATGTTATGTTTGGCGAACTGTTTCTTAAAGTTATTAAAAGTAAACAGTCCATCAAACTTTTTGTGGAACGTCCAAACATGATCATCGCCGTAGAAAGTTGCCTCATACTCATCTTCCAAGGTATCCAAATCCAGGTGCACTCCGTTCTCGTCCGCGATCTCCATCATACAGATAAGCAAATAAAACCAGTTGCACAAGCTATTGAGGTCAGCCGTGAAGATAGCGCCCGAGGGCAACCCTTGATTCTTCACAGCAACAACGTTGCCGTACAGAGTGCGTAGATGTATAACACACTCAATGAGCACCTTTCGGGCCATTCTAGTTTCATCACTCTCGTCTTCAGGAAACCACAAGCGCATACACTCATTGATCACATCACATGCGCGTTGCATCACCACGGGGTCCAGTTTTCCGTCCCAGGCCTTGTAATCCCCAGCCACGCATTCGTCTCCGAATTTGCCTAGCCGAGTTAACAATTCAGTCCATTTCGGTCCATTGGGGTCAATTCCAACTGCAGAGGGTAAGTCCGCAGCATGTTGGTTCATGCACGCCAAGAAAGCACCAAAGTACTTTCTACACAAGATGTTAAAATGTGTAGGCATACAATCGAAAAGTCGGGTACTTCCCGACTGAACCTTCTCCAACGATCTTCGCTCATCTTTCAAATTCGAGTAAGATAAGATGAAGGGCATCTCTCCACAGC